GGCTGCGCGCTTTCCTGACGCTTGATGCTAAGCGGTTCACCACGCAACTCAAGGCTGCGGAGAAACGGCTCAAGCAGACGAGCGACACACTCGGCAGGCTAGGCCGATCCCTATCACTGCGCGTCACTGCGCCGTTAGCCCTCGTGGGCGGGACCGCGATCAAGACCGCGGCGAGCTTCGAGAAGTCGATGAACCGGGTCCGCGCTCTCAGCGGATCGGCAGGACAGCAGTTCGAAGACCTACGCGACCAAGCCAAAGACCTCGGCATCACCACGCAGTTCTCGGCAGCACAGGCCGCCGAGGGCATGGCCTTTCTCGCAAAGGCCGGATTCGACACAAACAAGATCCTCGGCGCTACGCCAGATACTCTTCTTCTCGCAGCGGCGGCAGGGTTAGACCTCGCCACATCGGCCGATGTTGTCACGAACATCATGGCCGGATTTAGAATTGAATCAGACGAGCTAACCAACTCCGTCGACATCCTCACCAAAGCATTCACCACCAGCAACACGGATCTTTTGCAACTAGCCCAGGCGATGAAGTTCGTCGGGCCGGTTGCACAGGGACTCAATCAAGACTTCGCCGATATGGTTTCGATCGTTGGAAGCCTCGGCAACGTCGGCATCCAGGCGAGCCTTGCCGGTACTTCTTTACGTGGTGCTCTGACGAAGCTCGTCAACCCGGTCGGCAAGAATGCCACTCTACTGGCGCGACTGGCGGGAAACGTCAAGGATGCAGAGGGCGGCCTGATCCCGCTGACTGAGATCATCGGCAGGCTCGAGAAGAGCGGAACGACCACCGCTCAGGTGATGCAACTGTTCGGGCTGCGCGCTGGCCCTGCAATGGCAGCGCTTATAGGTATCGGCCAGGAAGCCCTTGAGAAGTTCGGCTCTCGCCTTGTTGGTGTCGAGGGTACAGCAGAAGCAATCGCCAAGATCCAACTCGAGGGCTTCTTCGGACAGCTCACAAAACTAGGCAGTGCGCTGGCCGGTCTGTCAATCGAGGTCTTGGACACTGGAATTCTCAAGGCGTTCACAAAGGTGCTCGAAAAGATTACCCAGTTTGTCAGGACTGCGAGCGGCGCCACCAGGGCGATGCTCCTGTTCGGCGCAGCCGCTTTCGGCGTTGCGACATCTCTGGGGCCGCTTCTAATAGGTATCGGACTTGCTGGCCTCGGCCTGTCGAAACTGGGCGGGGCATTCCTCCTGCTCAACAAGATCATCAAGGCGAGTGTCCTGTTCAAATTTGCAAAGGTGCTATCGCTCGTCGGCATCGCAGTCGGTGCGGTCATTGTAGCCTTCGAGGCTCTGGCCCGAGTCGTTGGGGCAACGTCGGCTGATCTCTCTAAAGCCTTTCAAGACATACCGGGGTTCGGACCCGCACTCGCTCGCGCATTCAGCGAAGCGAAACAGATATTCATTCGATTCGCTCAGCTTGTGTTCAACATCTTTCAGAATACGCTGCTCCTGGCTGAGAAGTTCGGCCAGCTCGTGTTTACGGGGCTAAAGCAGGACGCAGACCGAGTCTTCCGGTTTATAGAAAGCAAGTTACCACCACTCGCGAATCTGCTTGAGGGCCTGAGCGATCTAGTTGTCATTGGTCCCAGCTTCGATAAAGCCTCGAAGGCCGTAACTGAGTTCCGCGGTGTCCTTCAGTCGCTACTCAGCGAGGAACTCGTAGTCATCCCCGAGCCACAGTTACGGTTTCAGGGATTCGCCGCGAAGCTACAGGCCGCACTCGAAGCCGAACAGTCACGACTCAAGACGCTCAACATTGACGTCGAAGACACAGAGCTACAGGCCGCACTAAAGAATGGCGAAGAGGGACTCAAGAAGTTCGCCGACCTTGTAAAGACTCTCGGGCCTCAGGCATTCGCTCAGCTCACAGAGGAAGCGCAGCAGGCCGGCGTCGAGATGGGCAAGGTGATGAACCAGCTCGCTCTCGATCTTGAAGCCGTGCCGCTTACAGAAGCAGCGGGCAGGGCACTCGAGCTTAGAGCAGTACTCGAGGGGATCGGTCGAGAGGGTGGCATCGACCCCGCCGCGATTGAGAGCTTTGTTCAGAGCGCCCTGGCCCTTCAGGCGCTTGGCGACCAGGCAACAACGATCAAGGACGTCGACACGCAGATCAGGGCTCTCGAGCAGTCCGTCAGCGACCTCGACCTCAAGCCATTCACCGCGCAGACGGAAGCGATGGTCCGCGAGATGCGGCGGCTTCTCACAGAGCTAGACGTTGCACCCGCGACGATCGACGCCTTCGAGGCTCGGATGCGCAAGGCTCGAGCATCGCTCGAGGCTGATGCAAAGGCGATCAAGGTCAACGTAGGCGACAAGATCGCAGGCGCGATGAATGAGATGTTCCGCGGCCTGCTGCGTGGTACGGCTGACGGAATCGACGCGATGGAGGCGTTCAGAAATCTCTTCCTCGCTGTGATCGAGGATATGTTCGCGCAGATGATCCGTAAAAAGATCACTGCGGAGATCAAATTCGAACAGAACATCTTTTCGTTCGGCAAGAAGATTGCGCTCAAGCTGGGCGAAATCGTCGGGCTGATAGATCCAAAGCCGGCGACCGCCGCCGCTACGTCAGCAGTAGGCACCGTCACCGCTGGCGTTATTCGAGACCAGACCAAGACTGGCAACCTACCCACTCCCGGCTCCGCTGGAGCCGCGGCCACCGCATCGCAGCCATCCGTAGACTTCTCCTTCCTCACAGACATCGCAGACACACTCAAAGACAACCTATCCGCATTCGTGCGTGGCATCGGGAAGTTCATTCTCAAGGTCCCGCAACTCCTGTCTCAAGGCGTTGGTGCGCTCGTCTCCGGAATCAAGTCTATTGTGTCCGCGCTCAGTAACATCAACCTCGGCGGGATTGGCGGTGGCGGTTTAGGCGGTATCGCTCAAGCAGCGATCGGCATCGGATCGCTGTTCATCCCGTTCTTGGCTGAAGGCGCACTCGTAACCAAGCCCACGCTCGCCATGATCGGCGAGAAGGGTCCCGAGCTCGTCATCCCACAGGACAAGCTCGCAGACTTCGGACTGCCACCGAAGCAAGCTGCCGGCGCCCCGGGTGTAAGCGGCCTTCCTAGTGTTGGTTTCGGGGGGGCCGGCGCTGGTGGAGTTCCCACACGGGGCGTCGGTCAGCGAGGTCCCGGTGGCCTCGGCGGTGCTGCCGGCGTTGCTGGTGCGCCAGGAGGGGCTGGGCTCCCAGACACAGCAGGCGTCACGAGCCCGCCCGGCCTTGCTGGCCGGGGCGGCGTGGGCGTAGGCGGTATCGGAGGCCAAGCAGGCCCAGCCGGCGCCGCAGGGCTCCCAGGATTGGCCACGCTGCCCGAACTCACGCCAGCCCCGGACTTACCACTCGCCGGGATTCCCGGCGCTCCGGGGGCTCCTGGGACGTCGACGCTGGGTGGATTTGCCGAGGCTATCGCCATGCCCGGACTTCCCGGCCTACCCGGAGAGGCGATCGACGTCAGATCCGGGTCGCCCACCGTGCTCGCCGATGTGGCCGATCAGCTCTCGCTTCCCAAGCTCGCAGAGGGCGGGATTGTGAGGCGGCCGACGCTTGCGCTGATAGGTGAATCAGAACCGGAGGTCGTCACACCACTAAGCCGGATGCCGCAGGCGGGCAGCGCAAACGTCACCGTCCAGGTCTTCAACTCGACTGGTGAGCCGGCTGAAGTCCAGGAGACACGCGGGCCCGATGGCGGCCGGCTCATCAAGGTCCTTGTTGGTCGCATCGTGCGCGAGGATCTGGCAACCGGAGGCCCGATCTCGAGGTCGATCACCGACACGTTCGGGGGATCGCGCAAGGGGATCAGAAGATAATGCCGACCTGGCCCGGCAGTCTGCCGCAGCGGTTCCCGATCAACACGATTGAATCTCACCAGGACGCACGCATTCGCAGCCAGATGGACGCGAGTTCGGCCAAGGTCCGTAGGCGGTTCACGTCAGTCGTCAAAACGTACACACTGCCGCCTGCGAAGTTCATTCTAAGCGGCGCGCAGAAAGCCACCCTCGAGACGTTCTTCGACACGACGTTGAGTGGCGGTGTGCTGACGTTCACATGGGGCGAGCCCTGGCCCAACGCCGGCGTCAAGACGTTTCGCATCGTCTCGCCGCTTGAGTTCGATCCCATCGTTGGGGGCAGTCCGGAGATCCGCAAGCTCAGGTTCCCGCTCGTGCTGGAAGAGATCCCGTGACGCTAACCAAAGAAGCGAAGATTGCGCTCTTCGCACCACAGACGGACAAGGTCTTCCTGACTCTCATCACGATCAACCACGCCGATCTCGGCTCGCCGCTTCGGTTTGTAAACGACAACGTCCAGATCGTCAGCAACTCGAATACGTTTCTGCCTTTTCCTTTCGAGATCGCGTTACCGCCGGCGGTAGCAGACGAGCTCGTCGTCGCGAGTCTCAGGATCGACAATATCGACCGGGGGATCACCTCTACGCTGAGAACAATCACGAGCGCGCCCACTGTCACGATCGAAGTCGTGCTATCCAACGACGCAGACAACCGACAGCTTGGCCCCCTTACGTTCACCTGGCGCGTTGCAAGCTTCGACGCATTCACGGTTGAGGGCGAGCTGTTGTTCGAGGAATTGCTCTCGGAACCTTACCCGGGTGACCGCGTAACTCCGAGCACTTTTCCATCGGTATATTAGATGGACGCGCCAGAGTGGACGAACCGCTTTATCGGCATCCCGTGGAAGGACAAAGGGCGAGATCGAGACGGCGTTGATTGCTGGGGCTGCGTTCGTCTCGTCTACAGAGAGCAATACGAAATATTACTTCCGAGCTATCTCGAGGACTACGCCAGCCCCGAGGAGCACGCGGAGATCGGCTCGCTAATACTGGGCGAG